GTTCCACATGGTCAACGTCGGTGGCGGGCACCGCTCGGCCACTGGCCAGGCATGCCCGGCACCAGGGCTCTGCGGCCAGGTGGGACGGTCTTATCCTGGTCACCCATCGGTGGTCGTAGCCACGTGCCGATGGTGACGGCCTGTGCTCTGGCGTTCGCCACGGCATGGCCACGGGCACCGCTGCCGATGTCGTGGCGTAACGTGTCTCGAGGGTAGGGGCGGACTGGGGCATGGCTTCAGCTCGTCATTATGGGCGCGCACTGCACGCGGCCAAGGACGTGGAACACTTCGCCGCCATCGGCCGTGAACTTGTACTCCGTTTGGTAGGTGTGTCCGCCCGTGACAAACACGGCGGCGCCGATGTCATGGCGGAAGTTGTAGCCCACCGCGTCCGCGGTCCATCGGTCATCACTTTGGTACGTGTCGAACACCACGGCGGACACGGTGAGCGTGGCCGTGGACACGGCACTGGTGGGCGTCGTAGCGTCCAAGTCATAGGCCGCAAACGTGATGCTGGCAATGGTCGCCTGCGTAATGGGTGCAGCGTCATCACCTAGCACGCGGAACATCAGGGAAACGTTGCCGTCTTCCAAGACACTGAACTGGTGCATCCGTTGGACCACGTTAGAAACTGCCACTTGTGACACCTCCTGCTTGGTAATCCTGGGCCACGCTGCCGCCGCCCTGCCATGGCTGGGCCAGGATGCCGCCAGGCTGCCAGGAACCGGAAGCGGCCACGCTGTACGGGGCCGACACAATGTTTTCTACCGGGATGGGCAGGGACGCCGCCGCGCCGTAATACTGCGACACAGGCGGACCCAGGGCCGTGGTGGGTGAGCCGCCCACGGTCATGGCCGTGGTGCCGGTGTAATCGGTTTCCGGTGAATCGATGCCCCACACGGGCCAGAACCCTTGAAGATTGCCACGCCGCACCAGGAGCGGGGAAGCACCCAGGGCCAGGGCGGCCACCTCGTCCGCGGTCAGGGCCGCGTCGTAAAAAAATCCGTGAGAAACGCGGCCGTCCAAATGTTGGATAGGGCTACTGCTTCTAACGCTGGCGGCCAAGCCCATGAGCGTGAGCGTGGGCGCCCTGGTGGCGGTGGCCGTCACGGCGTTGGCGCCGTCCAGGTAAACCGTCCTTGAACTGGTGGATGTGATTACCGCCGTGCAATGGTGCCAGGTGGACGCGGAAACCGTTCCGCTGCTGGTGGTGTTCGTTCCCGTGCTTCCGGCGCTGGACCGGATGCGTAATGCCGTGCCGCTTGTCTGTAACCGTTCAAAGTGATTGTTTGCGGACCCGCTGCCCAGAACCATAACGGTCTGGACGCCCGAGGTGTTATCCAGGCGTGCCCATCCGCCAAAGGTCATAGGCGGGGCCGCGTCCGGTATCGTGGACGTGTAGAGGTAATCGGATGAGCCATCGAACTGTCGCGCCATAATTTCACACCAGGCCGTTCCGGGCCGCAATGACCACGGCAATGAGCGTGCGCTTCTGGTCGGTGGACGCCTCCTGGGCGAACTGGCCCGGCAATGCTGCCAGCCACTGGGCGCTGGCCTGTTCCACCAGGCCATCCACCGCCGCCACGGCGTCCGTGATGGTTTCGCTGTCGCTGTTCGCTGGGCTGTCCGCAAACGCCAAAGCGGCGTAGCGGCGGGCGGCGGCTTGTACTTGTGCGGGGTCCAACATGATTATTCCCACAAAATGGTGGCGTAATGCGTGGACGCCACGGCAACGGTCGTCCCGGTGTCCTCAAAAACCAGGTCCATCACCAATATCTCACCGGCCACCGCGGTGTCGGCGTCCAGGGTCACGTCCGTGAGTTTGTAAACGTCGGCGTCACCAGCGCCCCAGGTTACGGTCTGCGTGCCCTCGGCCTGGAGCGTGGCAGAGCTGGGGTCCTCCTCTTGGGCCACGCTGGCCCACTTCGGATTGATTTTGAGCACGCCCGTGGTGGCGTTCGCCAGGCTCCACAGGCGCAACGTGCACGTGCCCGACGGCAACTTGGGCGGAAGTCCGAACCGCAGACGCCATATGCCGTCCGCGTTCAGGGTCGTGGCATCGGCCACGCCCAGGCCCACGTCTTGTTTGGAATTGCTCCCAGCCCCCACGTGGACACGTTGGAAGACCAGGCCGCTGGTCACCGGAAAAGCGCTGCACGGGAAAAGTGGACCGCCTGGCATGGTCACCCCCAGAAAAGAAGAACCAGGACCACCGCAACCACGGCGGCAACGGCCACCGTAATGAATACGTGTCTTTTATTCGCCATTTGTGTTCATCCTTATATATGTCTCGAGCGTGGCGGACAGGCTGGCCTGGGCCTCGGCCACCGTGGCCAGCTGGGCCGCCACGATGTCCAGTCGTTCCGTCGTGTCGGTCAGTTGCTCAAGAATAAACTTGCGGTCCGTCCCGTAGGTTCCGCCGCCGTCAATCAGGCCCTGCCCGGCCTCGGCGCCAAGTAAAGCCAGCACCAGGGCGATGGCGGTCTGCTGGAGCCTCCGCATGGCCTTCTCACTCATTTGTGGGCCCTTCCTCAGAGATGTAGAGCTTGTCAAAGTCGGGGCCGCTGAAATACCTGCCGCCGTCCTCGATGTCCACGTTCATGGACACCCCCCACGGTGACATGATGGCAAGTTTGGCGGGGCCGCTGACTTCACGAAAGGCACGGTCGGCAGGTACGCAACCGGCCCCGAGGCCGCAAAACACGAAGATGACAACGAAGCGCATTAACGCAGCCCCTTGTGGTCCCAGGTGTTGGGGCCACATTATATGGGGCATGTGGTCAAGTACCAAGCCGCGCATCGTCGAACCAATACCGGGCGAAGCGCTTGCCGTCCTCATAGACCATCTCTGTCCTGATTCCCACGCCGTCATTACGAAGAATGTGGACGATGGCCGCCAGGCGGAAGATGCCGAACTTGTGCAGGGCCTCCAGGGGCGTGATGTGCCCATACTTCCGCAAATACGCCATGGTCCAGTCCACTTGGGCGCCGTGACGTGGTGATGGCTTGTCAAACAGGGTCAGGTATTCCTCGGGCATTGGTTGGTTTCCTTTTCTATTTCCAACACACGGCGGCCGATGAACTCTGCCACCTGGGGCACCACGGCGTTCCCTAGGGCTCTAAGTCTGTCCACCCGATGGGGAACCCCATGAGCCACTCGACCCAGGGCGGGTTCAACTGCCCACTTTTCTGTTCTGCATCCTGCACCGTTGCGTCTAGATACCCCTTCTCCAGGCGGTACTCGTGAGACTTGCTCCCCAGTGGTCCGGTCCCCTTCCACTCTGACGCTCTGGGTGTCGGCCACAGCTTGACCGCGTCCGGTAAACAGGTCTGGACGGGCTTCCCCGTCCTCCGGTCGTGGGGTTTTTCCCCCGGACTCAGGGGTTCCCCCTTTCGATTTACGATGTCTGCCGGGTCTACCACATTCGGATGCACCTTGCCCCCCGGGGTGGGCCACATATTCCGGCAGCCGGGGTTTTTTTTCTGCATGGACGGGGCCAGCTGGTTGGCCTTCGCGGTGGTGGTAGCCAATAATGAAGATGCGGTCCCGGCGGTGAGGGGCACCAAGGTGGGCAGCCGTAACACAGTGCCATTCAGCATCAAACCCGACCTCGGCCAGCGTCCCGAGTACGACATCGAGCCCCCGAACAAGCAGATTTGAGACGTTTTCCAGGACGACGAAGCGTGGTCCCATTTCGCGAATGACCCGGAGCATCTCGAAATAGAGGCCGGAGCGTTCGCCGTGGATGATTCCGGCGCCCTTGCCTGCCGTTGATATGTCCTGGCAGGGGAAGCCACCGCATATGAGGTCAACGGGCTCGGTATCGGGTTGGGGCCAGGTTCTGATGTCATCGTGTCGCCTCACGTTTGGCCAGTGCTTTTCCAGCACCCGGCGTGCGTAGGGGTCCAGCTCCACCTGCCATCGGGTTTCCATGCCGCACCATTCGAGGCCCAGTTCCAGGCCACCGATACCTGCGAACAGGCTGCCAACGGTCATGGCCATCAGGCGTCCCCGTCAGGGAAGGGAAGCACGCCCTGGGCTAAGCGGTTCGCGGTCATTTCACAATATCGTTCCTCGATTTCCACACCTATGGCCTTACGGTGCAGGTGCTTGGCCGCCACCAAGGTGGAACCGCTCCCGGAAAACGGGTCCAGGACAATGGCGGCGTCGTGGTTCCCAATGGCACGTTCCATCACCTCTACTGGCTTTTGGGTCGGGTGAAACGTGTTCTCCGGGTCGCGGGCCATGTCCCACACCGTGGCTTCCGTGGTGGGTCCACACCACATCGTCTTGGCGTTCGGGCCTTTGCAGTAAAGGATAGGCTCATGCCGCTGTTTGTATTGGGCGTTCATGGCGGCATACTTGGCGTTGGTCTTGTGCCATACCAGCATGGCGTGAACCTGGCCCCGGGCCTTGGACACGGCGCTGAATACATCCAGGGAACGGGTGACTGCAAAGAAGAAATAGCACGGCCCAACACACGCATTGAAGGCAAGCGGGACGGCCCACGAGTACACGTTGCCGTCATCACCAATGATGGCGTCCCGCTTGCGCTCATTCATGTGTCCCCCCTCGTAGTTCACCCCATACGGTGGGTCGGTAAGCACCATGTCCACCGGCGGAAGTCCGGGCAGGATTTCGCGACAGTCCCCGTGGTAGAGGGTGATGCCATCCTCTTGGTAGTAGGGGTCAATGGCCATCAGGAGTCCCAGTCCGTAAAGACGGCGTCCGCGCACTCGGGCGAGCAAAAGACCCCGGTCTGACGGTGGCCGCAATAGTGCCAGGTCGGAGGCGTCAGGGGCACGTTGCATTTTTCACAATGCGTGTGGCTCAGGGGCTGCCTGTTCATGTCCACCCTCGTGAGCACCAGCCGAACGGACGGAATCACGTCGCCATAATCGCACCCCTCCAGGGATTTCTGCACGGCGGTGGTGATGATGTGGACATATTCCTCCATGTCGTCCGGGTGCACCGGGGTGACCCAAGACGCCCCAAGTTGCGCCGTGTACATGTCGTGTTTCTCCGCGTTCGGGTCCGTGACGCAGTCGTTAATGTTCATTTCTTGTTGCTCCGTTTTTGTTGGGGTTGACAAAACAAGGCCCTGATTATAGGGGATTTCCGCCTGGCGTGATGCTGCCGTGATGCTCTGGAATCTGCATCTTGCATCTTGGAATCTGCATCTTGCATCTTCAAGACCCAAGCCGCCCTCATCCTATTTTCTCCACGATGGCCGCCGCTCGCCGTTGGTTCAGGGTTTGCGTTCTCACGTAGTGGTCGGTGGTCCCGGCAGCCGCGTGGCCTGCCACGGCCATGGACCCGGTGCGGCCGTAGTCTTCCTCAACACGCTCCAAGGCTGCGTGTCTCAATTGGTAGGGCGTCCACACCTCGATTCCAGCGGACAGGCACGCGGCCGCTACGGCCTCACGGAGCATCCGCGTGGAAATGGGCGTCTGGTCGGCCAGGGCAAAGACCAGCCCGCCGTCCAGGAACCCGTCCGGGGAATCCGCCAGGATTTGCCGGGCTCCCGGTCCGAACTGGATAACCCGCTCGGCCGTGCGTTGCGTCTTGTGTTTGGTGGGCCGGTAGACCCAGGGCGTGTCGGTCCGGTCGATGTCTTCCGCCCTCATGCTGCACAGCTCGGCAGGCCGGGCACCGCTGAACCACAGCACACGGACCAGGTCACGGTAGGGGCTCGCCATGCACCGAACCGCCGCCTCGAGGTCCGGCGTCAGGACAGGGAGCCGGGCGGTGGTTTCCCGTGCTTCCGTGCGGCCAATGCGGAGGTTCGGCACCGTGGCCCACCCGGCCGCCAGCGCTGGCGGGGCCAGGTCACGGCGGACCAGCCACTTGGACCACCTCCGGCATCGGTTGCTGTAGCCGTTGATGGTGGACCGAGCCACGCCCGCCTCGATGAGCTGCCCCTGGTAGGCTTCCAGGTGCGCGGGGCGAAGGTCGCCGGATTCCATGTTCCCGTACAGCTTCACCAGGTATTTCAGCGCGGATTGGCACGCGGCGGCCTCACCGGTCAGGGTCCTGTCGGGCCGGCGGTAGTATTCCCGGCACTTCTTCAGCCACTGCTCCACCGCATCCGCCACGGTCCGCGGTCGGACGCCGTCCAGGCCCAGGTGGAAGTCCGCCCGCCGCCACGTTTCCCACCGGCCCTTGGCCGCCCTGGGTGTCACGGTGGCCACCGGTCCCAAGCTCTTGGAGTGTCGGCGTTTGGCGGCGTCGTACCAATACGTTCTCCAGTACTTCCCACTGACCCGCGGCGGTGTGGGCTGCGTGTTTTTCATATCGGGAATCTCCTGCAAATTTGCCGCCACGGTCCGCCGTGCCGCTTGGCCCATGACTTGTCATCACCGCCCCCGTGGTCCGTCACCACCACATCGAGAGTAGCCATCAGAAGCCAGGAAATGGTGTCCTGTGCCAGGACGGTTTGCGGCGTGCATCGGATGATGGACCACCCCAGCGCCGTGGCTGCGTTGTATTTCTCCAGGTCTTTGAGGAATCCCCGGGGCCGCGTGTGTCGGCCCTGGGTCCAGATACCGCCCTCCACTTCCAGCGCCGCGTACCGGTCCGGCCAGGCGTAGTCCAGCCGCCACCGGCGGGTCGGATGAAATCGGAACTCGGGGACGGGCGCCGGAAGACCGGCCTGTGTATATGTGGCCACGACAAGTTCCAGGGGCAGGCTCACGCCCTAAGCTCCAATGGTGCCCGGTGGATGTCCGACAGGGCCCTAACCATTGCGGACCGGTAGCCCTGGTTGGTGTTCCAGTTCCGCCCGGCGAATATCGGCCAGTCCGCCGCCACGCTGGCCGCCACTGCTTCCAGTTCCTCGGGCGTGCAGGCCGCCAGGCTGGTGTCCCGTGCGTCCCGCTCCTGATGGACCCTGTCCCGGTAGGCCCTGTCACGGGCCACGGATGCCGCCCTGTCGGACGCGTGGCGTTCGTCCCGCTTCTTGGCTTCCACGTGGCTGGCCTTCATCTCACGCAACCGGGCAACCACCAGGCCGGGTCCGCCGCCCGTGGCCGTCGTGGCCGCAATGGTCCCGGCCACTTCGCCGGCCAGAACGCCCCGGGCGTGCAGGTCCGCGGCCAGGGTGGTCCGGGTCGGTTCCCCGATTCCCGCCTCGGTCAGCATCTCCACGAAAGCAGCAGCACCTGCTGTCTGTTCTTGTTCTGGTTCTTCTGTATGGGCGCAACCCAGGGTGCGCCCCCTTGGTGGGTTTTTTGCGCCCCCTGTGTTGCTGGGTTGCGCCCCCTGGGGCTGTGGATTGCGCCCCACCTCTATGGCCAGGATGTATTCCGTCGGGCGTCCGTGGCCGCTGGTCAGTGGTCGGATGAGGCCACGGCGTGAAAGCTTCCGCAGGGCCAGCTGGACGGTCCGGCGTCCGCATCCGCTGGCCGCGGCAATGGTGGCCACGGATGGCCGGGCGGTCCAATCGTGGCTTGTGGCGGCCAGCACCAGGTACACGGCCAGCTCACTGCGTGCCAGTTCGCTGAAGTAACCGGCCAGGACGGGCCGGGTAAGGAGTTTGCCAAACTGCCGGCCGTCGGGTTCATCGACAGGTGCCATTGTCTTTTCCCCGTTTGTGGACCAGCGGCACCAAGGCCATCAGGGAATAAACCACAACCATCAACCAGAACACCAGCATGGTAAGGCTCCTTTTCTAAGAAACCCGACGCCCCCGGACAACGTCCGACAACGGGGACGCCGGACCCGCGTCTGTCACGTCCGCAGGGATGTGTGCGCGATACGCTCACGCGTTGCGGGTTGGTTTGAACGTCTGATTCTGCAACGTTTCTGCAACGTTTCAAAGTCGTATCCTTCAACCAGAACACGACTTGCACGTCTGATTCTGCAACGTTTCTGCAATTCAGCCTCACGGCAACCAGGAACCGCACGCCATGGCCGGGTGTGCAGCCCGTGGACATGCCACGGCGCGCGGTTTCTGGTTGTTTGTTGGATGGGCTGCACGCGTGAATTATGACATCGGACCGGACGCCGTGTCAACTTTAGGGTCTTTTGTCGGTTTTGTCGGTTTCCCGGCGTCCGCTTTAGGGTCAAGAGCGTGCGCAACGCTACGCGTGAAAGTGCGCAACGCTCCGTGAAAGTGCGCAACGCTCGGTGAATAGGTCTTGAAATAGGGTCGCGAATCGGATCTACTGCCCGTCAAGATACGAAAAAGATCCGATTCTGGACGAAAAAGATCCGATTCTGGCCAGAAGATACGATTCTTAGGGCTGCCCCTAAGATTCGCCGGGCGCCCAGTCCTGGCAACTTCGGCAACCACGGACCGGCGGCAGGCCGCTGGCCGCCGCGGCTTCCGCTCCCAGCTCCATGTGTGGCGTACATTGCTGGTGCAGGTCACACTGGTGGAGGCCCACGGTCACGCTCGAGCCGCAACATCCCGGAACGTCCACGGACCGAACCTGCCGCCCCAGGTGGGTGCATGGCCGGTCACGCCGCTCCATCTGCTGGCGGAACTGGGCGCCGTTTCGGTACTTGGACAGGTCGATGGTTTTTGTCGTCAGCATATCGGCATGAGCGTGATTGTCCCCCCCCAATAAAATGGCACCACGATATCCCCGGTGAAGGTTCCGGCGGCAATGGTGATGGGGTCGGGGCTTGTTATCTCGTTATGAAATACGTTCCGGGCGGCACAGTTGAACGTGGACCCCGGAAGATATGCGCGGAATATGTCATTCATAAAGTAGTAGCGCGCTTCCCGTGAGTGGCTCTGTTCGCAGCCGTCGCGGTTGAAATTGCTGTTCCATAACATCAGCTTTGTACCAACCGGGCCCGGGTAGTCTGAGTCCCCGCTGTGGTCGTAGAAATCAACCATCCAGTGCAGGTAATTGGTGGGGAAGGGACATGCGGAGGCGACGGGGCCGGCACAGCTCGGGCACTGGTAATCATCCCCGGAAAAATTGTGGATTATTGAGTCACTACAGCACACAGACCCGCCGCTGATGGCGACAATGTAAGTACCGTTAAGGTCGTCGGTGGGTTGCGAATAACAATCATTCCAGCCGTTCACGGACGGCTTGTGGCAGGTGTGTGTCCCCGGGTCCAGGCCGGTGCCCTTTGGCTTGTAGCAGTCGTCACAGGTCGCTGAGTTGACGCAATATTCGTCGTTGACGGTGAGGCCGCTTATCTCCATTTCCCAGCCCTGGACCAAGGAATTGGTGGCCGCGCATATTCCGCCGGTCACGCCGCTGTTGGCTTCACTACATGCTTCCGCTGTCGGTACGCACGCCTCGCAACAACAGCCGATGAAGTGGGCCATCAGGTGCAGCTACCATCTTCGCCATTGGACTGCCACGTCCAGTATTCCAGCGAGCCCTCTACGGTCAGGGCAATGGCGGGGTAAACGCTGCCCACTTCCAGGGGCCGCATCTCGAACCCGGCCGGGTAGTCGCCGGAGTGGCTGACACCGTTGCCCAGCCGGGCACTGGCGGTGGTAGCCACCTGGCTGTTGTTCATTTCCCTCATGTTGTATATCGACACGCTGCCGCCGTAGGTTGTCCAGGCGTCGTTTGTGCCGCCCACCACGGTGCCGCGGCCCTGCTTCACCTTGGCCACCACGCGGCCGGTATATTCCCACTGCGTAGCATTCCCCTGGCTGTCATCAGAAGCAGACACGTCCTCCGCGGTTTCCACCATGACCATGGCCAGGGAAGCGCCGCCCCATGTTGTTGCTTCCTGCCTCATGTTCAGCTCGGCGTTGCCGTGTAGCTGTAGCCGACCACCATCATGGGCCCGTGTGCGGCCACGCCGGTGCCCACCGTCATAATCGCCTCGAGGTAGTCAGTGTTTTTGGCAAGAGCGGAACTGTCGATGGTGCCGGACTTCGGCGTAATGTCGGCATCGTCATGGGTGAATGCTATGGGAGTGGACAGGCAGGAGCTTCCGGCCTTGTGCAGGTCAAACGTGATGCTGCTTGATGAGCCAGTGTCAATCATCCAGGCTTTGACGTACCGAATCACGCCCGCCGCGCATGGCATGGCCACCTGGAAGGTCTTGGTGGTGGGCGGCGTTGTGGTTGAATCAAACCCGAAATCAATATGAAGCTCCACCAGGTGGTCCAGCTTGTCGTAGTCGATACCGGCCGATGCCTGGATGGTGCCGTTGGTGACACTCGCCGCCTTGTGTGTCACGGTCGTGGCGTTTGCCATGTTGACGCCTGCGTTTAGGCTGACGTCGTCGCCAAATGTGGTTGCCATTGTCGGGGTTCCTTTTTATTTTTTCAGCCAACTATCCTGGTTCGGTGTTGAATTCCTTACCCTCGTACCAGGTAATTCGCTTCCGTCCAACATCAGTAACAAGTTCCGCGGGCGGCATGCGTGTGTGCGGGTCGATATATTCCACCGTGGGGTTCCACCCCTCGCCCCAAACTTGGCCAACGAACTTAAAGGCGTACACGTAACGCCGGAAACCAAACGGGGCCATATAGGGGTTCAGGGGCCGCGGTGTTGCTGCCGTGCATAGCCAACTGTCGGCCGTGAGGCCCCGCCATTCTGATGAATTTACGCGGTTTACCCATTCTCCCGAAAGTATGCTGGGGTCTTTTCCGGCGGGAACGTCAATTACAAGCTCCGTGGCGTAGACTAGTTCCGCGTCCATAACGGTGATTGGTACCTGCTCTGGTGCGCCGGTGGCTTCATCAGTTCCCAAGGCCACAATGATGGGCTCACCGCTCCTGTCACGCGTGGTTGTAATCGTCTTTATTCCCACGCTGTGAACGGCGCCTATGCCGTCGGGGTTGTTAAGGCTTGTCTCGAACTGCTGCCAGGTGACATCCACCACGGCATTAAGTGGCCCTTCCATCCGGCAAGTACGGCCTACGACGAATAGCCTGGACGTGAGCTGGCCAGGAAATGAGTATTCTTCACCGGGAAGTGGTAAACCGGCAATTATGGTGTTAAGAACGTTAAGTGAGGCCTGCTCATCTGTTCCAAAATCGGCGGCGGTTCCGGTGACCAGGTACGTGCTCGAGTGGTTGCGGAACACCCCGCCCGCTTCGGTGGTCTGTACGGTTCCGATGCCGGTCAGATTTGCAATGCACTCAAATGCCATGTCAGTGACTCACCTGTGCGCCGCCCAGGCTGTTGGCCATGTCGGCTAGGGCTGTTTCGCCCGTAACAAGTGGGGATAGGAACTGACCGGGCTGGACGGCCTGGATACCGCCCTCCTTTACCGCTTGCCGTGTTTGTATCATCTTGGCGCTGTGCAGTTCCAACGCCGCCATGTCGTCACGGTGGCTGCCCCACAAAGAACCTTTACCTATCCATGCCACGTTTTTGGCCGTTTCATCCAGCCAGTTCACCACCTTTTCAATTTTCTCAAATACGTTTCCGGCCCTGTTGAATATGTCTAGAACATCCGCGGCGATTACTTTTATTGATGCCTTCACCTGGTCGGTGTTGCTCATCCACTTGGCAAAATCCAAGGTGAGCTTTTCAACCACCGGCATGAATGCCACGGTCACCACGTTTTTGAGTCCCTGCCAGGCCACCTGGGCCATAGTCAACGCGTCGGCCGTGCGTGCCACGGCCTTGGCCGTGTCCTCGGAAATGGTGGCGCCCACCTTTTCGGAAAAAGCCATGATTTCTTCCAGCCGCTTGGAGCCCTGGTCAAGTAAATTCACCACGGCCACGCCTTCACTGTCAAAGAGCTTGAAGGTCAGCCTCACTTGCTCACCGCGGCCTTTTACCTTTTTCATGGCGTCGGCAATGGCCAGGAATTGGCGGTCAATACTGAGTTTTGCCAACTCCTGGGCGTCCAGCCCCAGTTCCTTCAGCGCCCCTTGTGCTTCGCCCATCCCCTTGGCCGCCTCGGCCACGCGGCGGCCCATCCGTTGCATTCCAATGTTCAGCTGGTTGATGTTTACACCGGCCAGGTTGGCCGCAACGTGAAGGCCCTGGAGCCGTCCCACGACAATTCCCAGGCGCTTGGCGAATTTCACCTGCGTGTCCAACGCCTTCACCTGGGCACGCACGAACATTCCCAACGCCAGGGCACCGCCCGCAATGAGGCCACCCACGGCACCAACCACGGCGCCCGCCACCTTCAACGCACTGCCAAACCGCCGCAACCGCTTGGAACTGTTGGTCAGTCCGGCGTTGAATCCCTTGTTGGACAGGGACAAAATGGCCGACAGTTTACCTATTACCGTTTTGGCCATGTCAGCTTCCGCCCCTTATGGCGTTGTGTATTTTCGCGAATTCTCCGAACCACTTGCCCAGCTCCTTCGGCGACTTTTTGGCCTGGAATTTGGGCATAAAGTCCTTGGGGGCAAAACGCCGGCGGCTTCCGCTGGCGTTCGCCACGGTGGACGCAATGATGCCCGCGTGTAGGTCCATCCGCTCCCGGCCCCAGGGGTCCACCAGCCAATACGCGGCCAGCTCCAGGAAGTCCGGCATTGTCGTACGCTGCCGCGCCTCGGTCGGGGTGCAATGCAGAAATTCGGCCACGCGTAACCACATCAGGCGCTCACCATCCTCGGCAATTTTCCCGCCAGTTCCTCAACGTCAGCATCAAACCCATTCACTCGGCCCACCGCTTCAATCACCGGCGTGAGCCTTGCCATCGGCACTTCAGCCAGCTGGGCCGCGGTGAAGAGCGACTCGTGCTTTTCCGCGTCCAGGACAGTGGCCGCGCACATTTCCAGCGTGGCGGCGGTTTCCTCGTCCACGCGGAGTACCGCGGCCTGGACCGCGGCCTTTTTCTTCACGGTGGACAGTTCCGCCGCCGTCAGTGGTCGGATGTAACACATACCCAGGCCCACCACTTCAACCGTATCGCCGCCGTCCGTCTTCAGCCATTTGTCGAGGTCCATGAGTGTCTTCCTTTCTGTTCATAGTTATACAATCTGGCCCGTCAGTTTGATTGTCACGCTTATCGTCATCTTGTCCTCGAGTGGCACGCCCACCGACAACGCGGTGACAAACCCAGAACTGGTCCAGGTCGTGGTGTCGGGAAACGTGAGCACCACGGCGCCGCCCGTATTGTCCAGGGCGTCAATCCATGAGGATGTATTGGCGTCTAGATTACACTCTGCCGTAATTTCCCCGGCGTCCGGCGGACTTCCGGGGATAAAGGTTCGGCCGCCGTTCGATGACCCAAGCGTGGCCACCGTGGCCATGTTGGTGGTTTCGATAACTGGGCGGCTGATTCCGCTCCATGAAATGTCCAGTATCTCGGCTAATGTGACGCCCGGCGCCGTCAGTGTGGCGCCCAGTCCGGTGCTTGTGGCCATGGTAAAAACTCCTTTTTACGGTGCAGGGAAGCTCGGCACCGTGTCCCGGTACCACAGGGTGAAATCAAGCGTGCGTCTGTGCGTGTAGTTCTGCTCACCTGGCCGGTCGTAAGACACGTCCATGCGGTCCCCCTCGAGCGTGACGCCCTCCAGGGCAACTGTGGGGAAATCGTCCGTTTGGTAGCCGTCCAGGGCCAGGCGTAGTTCGTTGGCCATCCGGTCCGCCGTTTCCACGGTCGTTGCGTAACAGTCCAACTGGTAAGACGCCGAATAAAGCCCAGACGCCCCGGCCAGGTAGGGGTCACTGGTCAGGCCCACCTGTTGCATGACGATGTAGGGCATGGACACGCCCACCGGAACACTGGCCACGAACAAGCGCCCACCCACCACGGCGCCAAGTTCGCGGCGCCGCGTGAGGTATCCGTGTAGGTCAGTGGCCAGGCTCATGCTATATCCGTCCAACCGTGGCGAATATGCGCCGCGGTTTTAGTTTCGTAACCTTGGCCGCCACTCCACGCTGCTGCCGCTCCCGTGAACGCCGCCGCGCATCCTCGGCCGCCTTGGCAATACGTTTCTTCAGCTCCTGTGCCAGGATGTGTTCCATCCGTCGCACGGTGACATCCCACGCCTGCCGCATGAACGGCCGCGGCCTGCCCCCCGTCACGTCCACAACGGAAAGCGGCCGAATGGGGGCATCCAGGGCGGCCGCCCTTTTGGGTTGGATGGTGTGCGCTTCCGTGCCGAATTCCACCAAATGGGCGTACTTGTGCGGGCGCCGGTTCATCCCCTGCCGGAGTGCTTCGGCCTTTTTTCCGGCAAACTTCACACGTGGACCCATGACCCTAACGGCGATGCGGCCGCTTCCGGCCCGGTACTTCCTCGTCACCGCTCCCAGGCTCAACTTGAGCAGGCCGGTATCGACGGGCACACGCTTCCGCGCGGCCTTCACGTAGGGTTTGGACGCCTTCGTAATGCTGGCCGCCAGGATGGTCTGCGCCACCTTCCGGTCCAGGTCGCCCAGGGCGGACAGGGTGGCCTCCATACCACGGAGTTCTAAGGAGTTTCCAACTTTAGCCATCTGTGCCATCCGCCCGTTCTGTACAAAGGAGTTCTAAGACGCGGTGTTCCTCGTCCACGTCCGTGACGCGTGAAATATCAAACGTGCGGCCACTGGTCAGAAGCTGGACCCGCTGCTGAACCGTTGGCGGCGTCGGTGTCCACGCCATCCGCACCGTGTGCGTATCCGTCACCTGGGCCTGGTCAGAGGCGAAAATTTCCCGGGCACGCAGCGGTTTCAGGCTCACCCACTTGGGCGCGCCGTCCTGCCGCCAGGCTCGGGTGGGCTGCCCGTATTCGTCCCCGGATTCGTCCGCGGTCAGGAGCACGGCCCTGTTTCGCATGGTGTCTGCCGGTAGCTTCACGCTGAGTTGGTCACCCCCGCCGCCTGGAGGTTGACGGTCAAAATGCCGGTGGTAGTTGCCACGCCCAGGACGGTGGAATATTTCGCGGGTCCCACATCGGCTTCACGACAGATTCCGCCCGCCGTACTGGAAATAAAATAAGCGCGGCCACGTACCAGGTTTGTGCTCCCCAGGACAATCGGACCGCTCCCCAGGTAGCGGATGGGCTGGTCATCCCCGGCCGCGGCCAGGGCAATCCCACGAACCGCCGCGGTTGCCTCGGCGTCCGCGTCCGCTGGCTTGAGCTTGCCGCCGTCGGTGGCATCCGCGTATATCGGTTGCCCGGCCGTGATGTTGGCCCCGGCGATTCCCTGGGCCAAGGCCCAGCCGCCCGCGGTGTCCGGTTTCACGTCCCCCGCGGTAATCACGACGTCAGCCATTCAGCACCTCCACGCGCGGAAACACCTTCAGGTTCTGAATGGCACTGTCCACATCGATGGGTGTTTCACTTGTTCCAGGGTTCCAATACCAATACGTTCCGAGCCGCTGGATGCACAGCTTCGCTAGTTCCGGCACGTTGGCCGGGTCCGCGCCGTTGCCAGCCACGAAGGTGACGGCAATGGATTCCGTATCCAGGCGTGCGTTCGGCCAGGATTGCCCGTATTTGAGAACGACCGAACCGGGCAACTCACTGGTCACGGCCTGGTATGTGTCGCTGGAAACGGTCTGTGTGGCCCCGTCCTGGTCCAGGTAGGTAATGGCCGTTACGGACACCAGGGGTGCTTTGGGAATCCATACCGGACCTATGGGCCAGGCATCAAATGTGTATTTCCATGTGGCGTTTATGAACTGCCTGGCCGTCAGGTGCTCGATGTGCCGCGTAGCGGAACGCAGGAGTAGCTGCGCGCTTTCGTTGTCGTGGTCGCCGTCCAGCCGGGCGTGGTTTTTGAACGCGTCAAGCGTGACGGGCTCACCGGATGGCTTGGCTGTTTGGGTCAGACCCATGGCGCCTACTCCTGGGACCGCGTTGTGGTTTTTCGTGTCCGCCGTTTCCGTGGCCCGGCGTCGGCGGTTTCCGGTTCCACCTGGACGGCGACACGCCGCCGCACCCACCGCCAGGCGCTGGGTTCGTCCAGGTCGTAAACCTGTCCCACCTCAAACTCGTCGCCGCCCGCGTGCGCGCTGGGTTTCTGTTTGAATTTCACCAGCATGGCAAAACCTCCGAAAAGCCCAGCGCACCCCAGCGGGGCGCGCCGGACCAGAAAAGAAGACCACCAGCGGCGGTCAGCTGATGGCGCTGCTCGCGTTGGCGACACTGGCCGCAAATCTTGGCTCCGTTGCCAGGTACAAGCAGGCGCCCAGCTGGGCGTTACTTCCCACGTCCGCCACACTGGCCTGGATGTGGTCAAAACCACTCGACACGTCCAGGTCATCCGCGTCGAATTCCACCACCCAGATGGCTGTCACCTCGGCCGAAGTAGCGTCGGTGTAGGTGTTCGCTGCGGATTGCGTATTTAGCGTGAAATTGGCAATGCCCGTAAGCGTGCCCTGCTTCGTGTATATACGCGTGAAGGTCAACGCCTTGGACGATGTGCCCGCGTTGTCCGTGGCCTGGAGAACCGTCAGCGTGGGGTCGTCCCCCGCCGTCCCGGCGCCCTTGAACAGGACTATGGACAGGTGGTTGAAATTCTCCACGCTGACCCAGTCGCCGGTGTTGGCACCGGTCTGCATGTCCACGGGGACGAACCCGGACACGATTTGGCTGTTTTGTACAAATGGCGTACCCATTTTTTGAATGCTCCTAGTTAGGCTCTGACAGCCAGGGTGACAAACGGTGAGAACGTGGTGCTTCCATCACGCGGTGAAATCGGGGCCGACAACCAAGGCTGCCCACCCATGCGGAACGTAAATTTGAACGCGGTCACGTCCCAGTCGAACCAGAGGTGGATAGACGAACTCTGCCGGATGCCGCCACCCTTCACGGGTGCCAGGTACTGGCCCAGGTCGGCCAGGATGATATCGCCGGTATCGCCCAGGGTTTCGCATGCCTGCGTGGGAATTACAGGACGACCGAACAAGGTGCTATAGGTCGCGCCGCTCAGTCCGCCCGCGGGCGTGTAGAGCACTGCACCCCACCCGGTGTCGGAAGCCCCGGTGTCCAGCTTGCCCACCTTCATCAGCGTGAGCAGTTCCGGTTCCACGTCCTGGTTGATGAGCCACACCGCGTTTGCTCTCGATGGTGCATAGAGCCTGGACCACATGTTGATGACATTCAGGCCCACCACGGTGTCGGCCACCTGGCTGCCCACCTTTGCGACTTCAACTTTTCCGCCACTGTTCAGGATTCCAAGCGGTTGCCCTGCCCCGGTTCCCTGCACGATGGCCTCGTTGATTTTATAGGTCAGGACTTCCGGCGCCTTCCGGTTCAGGTAGGCCGCCATGGCGCTGTTGTCTTCCAGCAGCTCGTCGGTCACCGGTGCCAGTGCTCGCAGCTTGTGGAGCGTGACGCCCACCTCCTGGAGGCTCGGCTTGGACTGCGTGGCCTGGCTCTGCTCGCCGGCCCAGTATGCTTGAATCCCAGCACTCCCCCACGGGGTGCTCTCGTCCGTTGGCACCGTCAGGCGATTGCTTCCGGTCGTGATTTCATCACACCGGCCAAGCAGGGAATCTTCGCCCCTGATGAGCTGGTTGATGTCCCGGCGTGCGTCCGGTGGCACGGCAAATCCGCCCTCAGAATCAATGGCCTCGTTGGCGCCGTCGGGGTCGGCCCGGAGTTCCGTTTGCAGCCGCTGGTCCATTTGCGGGGCACCTGGCCGGTTGGCACGTGCCACGGCGTTGGCCCATTCGCCCATGTCGCGGAAGCCCCACATGCCCTGGTCGTCATTGCGGAAGGTTCCGCCGGTAATCCGGGAAACTCCCCGCGGTTCCGTGGTCGGTTCAGCTGGCGCCGTCCGGCGTTCGCCGGGTGCGGCCAGTGCATCGGCCTGTTCGGCCAGTGCTTCCTTGGTGGTAATCTGGGCCTGGAGCCGCCGGAATTCGGCCGTGTAACCGTCCAAGCGTTCCATGTCCTCGGTAGACAGTTCACGCCCGTCGGCTTCCGCCGCGCTGGCGATTGCCTGCCCGTTGGCGTGCGCGGCCTGTTGGCCTTCGCGCATCTCTTGAATGTTCATGGTGTTGTACCCTTGTGAAGCGTCGGCACGTCCGCCCAAAAAAAGACGCACCGACAACCAGTGTGGTTGGCGATGCGGCCATGGCTCTGCATGTGTCGCGTTCACCGTCGCACGTTCAGGCGTGGGCGGACTGGGCCGCTGGCCGCCTGGCGTGGATGGGCATTTTCTTCATTATACGCGTGAAGCCCCAACCTCCAAACGTGCAGCCAGGACGGTGGCCTGAGCTCTGAGTTCCCGCCGGATGGCGACCAGGCGTCGTTCCTTCATGGCGTCGTTGTATTCTTCCAGTGTTCGGGCGGCGATTTCCGTGCCGGTGTAGGCGGGGTAGGTCACAACTGAAACGTCGTGCAGGTCCACGTCCGTGAGGTGGCGCCGCGGCAGGGCGGCACCTTCCGGTTCCTCCCACTCCTGGGCCACCACGGAGAACGCAAACGACATTTGCGAAACGTCACCCCGCCGAACGCTTTCGGCAATGTCCCGGCCCACGGTCGTGTCTGGCGGCCGGATGGTGGCCAGGAGGCCGTGGCTGTCCTCGGTCAACTTGAGCGTGCCGCTGGTGGACCGGCCCAGAATCTTGGACGGGTCATGGTCCACCAGTGCCCGGACATCGGCGCCCGCGGCCAGGGTCCGGGAGAACGCCCCAGGGTCCACGTATTCCAGGAACATGCCACCGATGGGTTCGCTCGGTTCGTCAAACACCGCGGCGTAGCCCTCGAGCGTGGGCAGCTCCCCGCCACCGGCCCGGAGTTCCGGCACCACGGCCTGGCGTATTTCGTGGTTCATTCTGGCGTGTGGCATGTTTCAGCTCCCAGCATGAGGTTGGCACGGTCCAGGATGTCCGCCGCCGCCGTGGGCGGTCCGTCACAGGTCCAAAGTTCGGTGAGGCCCCGCACGTCCGCGGCGCCGTCCAGTTCGGCCAGGCTCTTCTTCACGTGCTGCGCGGCGTAGTCCTGGGCCACGGTGGTAACCACGGCCTCATCGGCCGGTCCGTAGGTGTTGCCACGCACGCACCGGGCCAGCGCACGCACGCACGGCGCCACTGCTTCTTCCAGGTCCGCGGCGAACAATTCATAAAACGACAACGCCTTGAGCTTGAGCTTCCCGCGTTCGCTGGCCTGGAGCATGGCCCTTGCTTCCTTCCGCACACATCGGGCCAGGGCGTCCGTCAGTGGTTCCATGAGGTACGCGGAATATGTCCTGGCATCGGCCTGGGGCGTGGCGGCTTCCGGTTCCGGTTCGGCCGGCGGGTCAGGCCGCGGCGGTTCCTCGGCCACGTCTTCCAGGGTCGTCAGGTTCAGCTGGACCATATGCTGGTCGCCGTCGTCAATCGGGTTCATGTCCTCGAATCGCCGAATCTCGTTCGGCGACAGAACGCCCATCCTCCACATTTTCTCGTAATAGTCCGCACGTGCTCCCTGGTCGCCACGGAGCAGGGCCTGAACCGACATCCGCGTGAAAAGGGTCCGCCGGGCCGGTTGGCCGATGAGCTTCTTTTGTGCTTCCGCTTCCCATCCGTGGACACACGGAACGATGGCATCGGTCACAAACTCGATTGCCTGGTGCTCGATGTTGCTGAACGTCGCTCTACTTAGGTCGGCGAGCTTATGCGGTGGGACACGATACCAGCGTGCGATTTCATTCACCTGGAATTCGCGGGTCTGTAGGAATTGGGCGTCGTCCGGTGGTACGCTGATGGGCTTGTATTGAAGGCCGCCCTCGAGCACCAGCACGCGTGACGCGTTCCGTGGGCCGCGGTTCCGCCTTTCAAACTGCTTGGCCAGTGCGGCGGACCGGTCAGGGGCCAGGGGCGTGGGTGATTCCAGCACGGCCGAACCGTGTGAACCATTGCCGAACCACGCGGCCCCGAACTGTTCAGTTGCAATCCCCAGGCCAACGGCCTGCCGGGCCAGGGCAATGGGCGAATAACCCACCAGGCCGTCAAAACCAAGGCCCCGCAGGTGGAAAATATCGTGGCCGGGAAGCCGCGTGGGCTCGCTGGTTCCGTTGTCCACCAGGTAAGCCACGGACCCGTCCGCGTTCCGGGTCGGTGTCACCCTGTCCGGCGTCACGATGAACAGCGCCGTGGGCCGTCCCGCGTTGTCACGGACAATCTCCGCGTATCCATTGCCATATATCTGCCGGTGGGCTTCCAGGGTCCGCTTGAAGTCCCAGGCGCTGGTTTCCTTGTTCGGGGCCTGGAACAGCAGCCAGTGAAGGTTTGACCGGTCGTCCACGTCCGCGCCGCCGTCCGTCCTTCGCCGCATCAGCCGCCAGGGCAGACTGGCCACCGTTTCCGAGATGATACGCACGCAAGCGTAAACCGCGGAATATTGAAGCGCGGTCTGTTCGTCCACGTGGACACCCGCCAGGGGTGGGGACCACACCGGGTCAGAAGTACCCGCCGCCGCCGGGCGTGATGTCCGCCGCAGTTCAAAAAGTCTCACAATGTCACGTAATGTCACCATGTGAATTCCACCAGGTCGTTCGTGTCGTAATGATTCCGGGCGGCCACGGTTTCCGCCTGCCACAATCCGATGGCCATTATGGCCGCCACGGCAATGTCGATTTTCTCCGCGGCCTTGGCCTTGTCCGGTTTGACGTTCCCGGCCTCGTCACGTCGGACTACCAGGTTGGCCATGTTCCAGCGTAGGGGCGGATGGCCGCCGTGTAGAATCCGCCGCTCCAGCGTGAGCCGTTGCAATTGTTTCGTGGGGTCGGCAAATGACTTGAACCCCTGCCGGTATTGCACGACCGGGCACCCTTCATCAACCAGCCGCTGCTGCATGTGCATGGAATTCCACGGGTCGATGCCCACGCCACGCACGTCGTACATTTCCGCCGCGGCCAGGATGTCCGCCAGCACCGTTTCATAGTCCACGGAGTTGCCCGGGGTCGCGGTCACCAGGCCGTCCTGGCACCAGGCCCGGTAAGGCACGCGGTCCCGGCGTTCCCGCTCGTCCATGCGTTCCGCCGGGATGTAAACGTGCGGCACCAGGGCCACCGTCGCGGCCTGGTCCGTCTCGGATTCCAGCGGAAACGCCAGAACCCAGGCCGTAAGGTCCACGGTGTTCGACAGGTCCACGCCCATGAAGCACGGCCGCCCGCCCAGGTCGGGCATCGGCCGGGCCGCGGTGGCGTCCCAGTCCCGCATTGGCAGATAACGTACAGACTGTTCCGTCCATTGGTTCAGGTACAGCTGGCGAAAGGTGTTTTCGTAGGCCGTGTCCCGCTTCGCCTTTTCGCACTCACGGGCCAGGAAGTCCCGGCCCACGGACACGCCCAGGTTGGGGTTAGCCTTTTCCCATTGGTCGGGGTCCGTCCAGTCCGCGGCCGGGTCCGTTTCCCAGACCGCAGGATAGAACGCCGGGTCGGAAATCATCCCTTGGGACACCGCCGCGGCGTAGTCCCACAACTTCCGGCACACGCTGTCCCTGGCGTATCCCGCTGTGGTGATGCTCACCATGAGAGGTTGGGCACGGGCACCCATGCCGGTGCGGAGCACGTCGTAAAGCTCCGGCGTCTTCTGTGCGTGCAGCTCGTCAAATATTACGAGGTGGGGGTTTAGGCCGTGCTTTGTATACGCATCCGCTGAAATCGGTTTGTATACGGCCCCGGCCTCGGGGTTTACTATCGAATCCCCGTAAACGTCCAACATTTCCGACAGGAGCGGGGACCGGCCACACATCGCCTTGGCAATCTGGAACACCAGCCTGGCCTGGTCCTTGTCCGCCGCCGCGCTGAATATCTGGGCGCCGGGCTCGTCGTCAAGACACAAGGCCGCCAGGGCCAGGGCGGCGCCGAGGGTGCTTTTCCCGTTCTTCCGTGGTACGGCAATCAAGGCTTCCCGGTATCGGCGGTTGCCGGTGGTGTCCAGGGTGCCGAACAGGTCACGGACAATTCGGGCCTGCCAGGGTTCCAGGCGAAACGGTTTTCCGGCCATGGCGCCCTGGACATGGACCAGGGCACGTTCACAGAACTGGACCACCTCCTCCCCGCGGTTCGGCGTGTGTTTCTGTTTACTTACCACTTACCAGGGCCTTCAGTTTGTCGGCGGGTGTCTGGTTCTCGGCCTTCCGTGGTATCCGTGCCCGGGCGGATGGCGTCAGGCCCAGCTCGGCCGACCACCTCTGCATCTCCGCGGCCGCGGCTTCCATCACGCTGACGGCCGGGTGCTTCAGTATGTTGCCACTGGCCGCCGTGTACCACATACCATCCTTGTGAATGGTGTTTCGCGATTCGTACCACCTGGCGAACGCTTCGCAATAAGCGGCAAGCGCGCCCTTGTCGAGGTCACTTAGCACGCACTGGTCACGCAGCATCGGTGCCACGGTCGCAAACCGCCGCGCTGCACGCGGTGACAGGCGCAATCCGGGCCGGATGTTCTCCGCGGTCGGGGCCGGTTCGGATTCCGCCCGGCGGTCCGCCCGGTAGGTTCCGGCCAGCTTCAGCTGGGCCGTGGGCCGTGGTTTGCGTCCTCTCATGGGCAGAACTTCCCATGGGGAATTCCCATGGGGAATTCCCATGGGGAATTCCCTGGGGAATTCCCCGATATATGCCGAATTTTCTTCACCTC